AACAGAGTCAGGTGCGTTGTTAATAATATATTGCATTAGTCTAAACGGTTGCGTTTTTGCACTTGCAATTTGTCCTTCCTCAATGAAGCCAATCACCATTTGAATTTCTGGGTTAGGTTCTGCTTTTAATTCTTCAGGAACTTTTAAATTATCCATACTTGGAGGGGCACCTTTGTCAGCTCCTTTGCTACTTAATTTGATGACATGTCCTGTTGATTTATTTTGTAATGCTAAACTATCTGCCAAAGGAGTGTTACTAGAAGCAGGGAAATACAATATTAAATTTTTTAATCCTGGCTGATCTATGCCCATGAAGTTAAAAAATGCATCACTATTTGGGAAATTAGCAATACCAGCAACTAATTGTTGTACACCCAAATATTCTCCTGCGTAATCTCTTATGCCTTTTAGTGCTGGATTAGGTAATTGATTAGGCATTGTTGGTACTTGATTATTATTAATTTCTTTTGCCATTCGAATTACAGCTTCACCAACTACACCTGCTTTCATAAGAATTGGATTAGATATAATTTTGTTACCTAATTCACCTGCACGGAAAGCGCCGGTTGCTAATGCGGCTTTCAATACATCAACCCTGTCTGGATCAAATTTTTTCTCAGTACCGGTAATACCAATTTGTGATGGTTTTAACGGTAATGCTTCTTTACCACCAGGATTGTCAACAACACTTTGCCCACCAAAATCTTTAGTTTTTTCTAATTGATTTAGTGATACCGGCCGACCGTCTACTGTAATAAATTGTTTAGGAAAATCTTTATAGGAATATGCATCTATTACAGATAATTGAGACATTACATCTCTAGTTTTTCTAAGAATAACTTGACCACCGCCTGCTAATGGAAAAGGTTGACCGGTCTTAATTTTTTGAATAAAATTATCAATTCTTTCTTGTTTATAAAAATCCTTAGGTTCTAAGGTTTTTTCGGTTAAAAATTCGTTTGCTCTCATAGTTATGTATTTATCTGTTTTATGATTTAAACAAATCTTGTTTCTTAAACCATTCTCTAGTGGAATAGCAAGTTTTCAATGAAATATTGTGTTCCCACATCTTTAATTGATATCTGTAAAAGCTAGGACCATGGCTCATAACTCTGTTTCTGCGTCCATGACTGAATATATCCCATTGATATTGATGACTCATTTCATGTGCTAACATAGTAACCATCCATTGCGTACAGTACCATTTATCACTTAATTTGATTCTACAGTGGGTACCGCTACTATATGGATCATCTTCCCCGTAACACATACCCCAATACTCACGGCAAGTGCCCAACTTAATGTTGGGCCTAATTAAAATATTATCAAAAACCTGCTCATTTAGCAAATTATATACGTGTTCTACATCTTGCAAATCTGGTCTAAATAGTAGTCTTTTTTGCGCGGTGACTCCGGGCAAAGGTAAATCCATTAATTCTCGCAATGACAAGGACTTGAACATCTAGTATTTATAAAAAATATGCTTTGGAACCACCCATCATAAATATTATTGTAAGGAGAATTTACTATGGATATTATTATTGTTATAGGTATTGCGGTTATTGGTTATATTTTGTACAAACAATTTAGCACCAAAACGCCTGAGGTTCAGCAAGAAGTTGCTAAAGTTGAGGAAGTTGTTAAAGAAGTTGTAGCTGAGGTTAAAGCCGAAGTTGTAGCAGAAGTAGCCGCTGTTAAGGAAGTTGCTAAAAAGACTACAACCCGTGCTAAAAAAGCATTGGATGTTAATCAAGATGGCAAAGTTAATGCTAAGGATGCAGTTGCTGCCGTTAAAAAAGTAGCCGCTAAAACATCTAAAGCTAAACCAAAAGCGTAATATATACTGCTTTATTGCGAAATAGGGCAGTTGCCCTATTTCCATATAATTTATAAGAAATTATGATTCTTGGCTTTGATATAATTAGTGATTTAAATTTGTCAATAGATGACACCTTTAACTGGGAAGACAAACCCACAAGTTTATATTGTATTGTTGCAGGTAATATAAGTGATGATTTGGCAATGGTACAGACAGTATTAGACATTCTAGGTAATTGCTATCAGGGTGTCTTTTTTATTGACGGTGCGTTAGAACATAGCACTGTTATCATTAGAGAAAAACGAAACAAAGAAATTGAAGATATTTGCAAACCGTTGAAAAATGTAATCTACTTACATGACAATGTAGTAGTGTTAAATGAAATTGCAATTGTGGGGGTCAACGGATGGCATGGTAATTATAGCCCTAAGAATAAAATGGCTGAGATAGAATTAATATGTGCAGGCTATCAGGATGTTTCATATCTATGTAGTACTGTTCATAGACTCCAATTGCACTCAGAAGTTAAACATATTGTTGTTGTTTCTAGTTGTGTTCCAACTGAAAAATTATACTATGGTGAACAACCAAATATGCATGAGACAGGTCCGATAACTGATGCATTAGAATATGATACTGAAAAGAAAATATCACATTGGGTATTTGGTACATATGGAAAAATAGTTGATACTATCATAAACAATATCAACTATCTTAATAATCCCTGCATTAATAGCAGTATCTATTATCCTAAACGTATAGAGTTTAAGACTCTTCCTCAATTTTAACTTGTAACGGATAGCCCTCAGTTCTGGCTTCCATAGTTACTTCAATTCCCTTTTGCTCTGCAATTTCATAGGGTAATACTGCAACAACTGCACTACCGGATTCGTGAATTCCTGTGGTAATGTTTAGTGCAGTATCATTAGTATAGTGAAAATGGTCAACTAAACTACGTATGACAAAATCCATACTGGTGTGTTCGTCATTGATATAAATTACCCTAAATAATGGGGGTTCTTTAATATCAACAATAGGTCGTACTTTAATGTTTGAATCAGTTTGTGCCATTTTTTCTTTCAAAGTAGTGTGCAGTTTCCTGCACACTTGTATTTACAATAGTTCTATTATATTATTTATTATAGTTTATTGCAATCTTCTTGGGCTTATGCTCTTCTGGAACAATTCGTTCTAATTCGATAGTCAAAACCCCGTTTTCATTTATAGCACTCTTAACTTCAACATGTTCTGCTAAAGTAAATTCACGCACAAAATTACGATTACTGATTCCACGATGTAGATATTCTTTTGGGTTATCTAAATCATGGATTTTATTTCCAGAAATTGTAAGCACACGATTTTCTAATTCAATAGAAACTTCACCTTCACTGAATCCAGCAACTGCTACTTCAATAGCAAAACGATCCTCTGTTTCTTTTACTATATTGTATGGTGGGTAGTTTGTATTAGATTGTGTTGCATTCATACGCATCAATTCATCTATCATAGAATCAAAGCCGATTCCAAATCTATGAATGGTTGGTATATCTAACGCTCTTAATGTTAATTCTCTTGTCATTTTATATCTCCTTTAATAAGCAAGAATAATTGTCAGGCCCGCATATGCGGCACCTGACCTTTGAAAGTTAAACAGTCTCTGTTGACTCTTTAACTTCTGCATCAACCACATCTTCAGGTTGTGATTGTTTCTTTTCAGCTTCCTCAGCATCATGTTTAGCTTTGGTAATTGGACCAATAGCTTCGTACAATTTAGGAATGCTTTCTTGGATGACCGTTGCATCATCACCTTTAAGTGCTTCTTCAACTGCTTTGATTGCTTCCTCAGCTTTAGTTTTTTCTTCTGGTGTAACTTTGTCACTGTACTTGTCAAAGTCTTGTTTGAATCCGTACAATGTTGATTCAGCACCGTTACGTGCTTGTACTAGTTCAACTTGTTTCTTATCAGCCTCTGCATTCAATTCAGCATCTTTAACCATTTGTTGAATTTCTGCTTCACTCAATCCACTGTTACTCTTGATAGTGATTTTGTTTTCTTTGCCAGTACCTTTGTCTTTTGCACCGATATGCATAATACCGTTAGCATCAATATCAAATGTAACTTCAATTTGAGGCATACCTTTTGGTGCTGGTGGAATTCCATCTAAGTTAAAATCACCTAACAACTTGTTGTACTGTGCAATCTCACGCTCACCTTGATAAACTTTGATAGTAACTGCTTGCTGATTGTTTTCCGCTGTACTGAATGTTTGACTTTGTTTTGTGGGAATAGTTGTATTCTTTTGAATCAACTTGCTCATTACGCCACCCATTGTTTCAATACCTAAACTCAATGGTGTAACATCTAATAATAATACGTCAGTGCGTCCGCCACCTAATACATCACCTTGAATTGCGGCACCGGCTGCAACTGCTTCATCAGGGTTAACATCTTTGCGAGGTGCTTTACCAAAGAATGACTCAACTGTTTCTTGTACCTTAGGCATACGTGTCATACCACCAACAAGAATAATTTCATCAATATCACTGTTACTGACACCAGCATCACGCATTGCAGTTTTGCAAGGTTCGATACTACGTTGAATCAATTCATCAACTAATTGTTCCAATTTGCTACGTGACAACTTAACGTTCATGTGCTTGGGACCACTTGCATCGGCTGTGATGTATGGCAAATTAACGTCAGTCTGTACTGAACTACTTAACTCAATCTTGGCTTTTTCTGCGGCTTCTTTTAGACGTTGTAATGCTAATACATCTTTAGTTAAATCAACGCCTGTATCCTTTTTGAATTCATCAACTAAGAAATCCATAATACGTTGGTCAAAGTCTTCACCACCCAAGAATGTATCACCGTTGGTTGAAAGAACTTCAACTTGTGTGTCACCATCAACATTGGCAATCTCAATGATTGATACGTCAAATGTACCACCACCTAAGTCATACACTGCAACTTTACGGTCACGTTTCTCTTGTTTATCTACACCATACGCTAACGCGGCTGCTGTAGGTTCATTAATAATACGCAACACTTCTAGTCCAGCGATACGACCTGCATCTTTTGTTGCTTGACGTTGGCTGTCATTAAAATATGCAGGTACGGTGATGACTGCTTGTGTGACTTCATGACCAAGATAATCTTCCGCAGTCTTTTTCATTTTGCGTAAGACTTCTGCCGAAATCTGTGGGGGTGCTAACTTATCGCCATTTACTTGAACCCATGCATCACCATTGTCATTTTCAACAATAGTATATGGCATCAAGTCAATATCTTTTTGTACAGCCTGTTCTTTGAATTTACGACCAATCAAACGTTTTGCGGCATAGATTGTATTCTTTGGATTAGTAACTGCTTGACGTTTAGCACTTGCACCTACAAGAATCTCATCATTGGCATAGGCAATGATTGAGGGTGTAGTTCTAGCACCTTCGCTGTTTTCAATTACTTTGGGGATTCCGTTTTCAATGACGGCTACACATGAATTTGTGGTACCTAGATCGATACCGATTACTTTGCTCATAATTTTCTCCTTTGTTAAAGCAAGATAGATGTTATAGACCCGTTAGGCATCTATAACAGTATATATTTTACATCATTGTGCAATATATACAACTATTTAGGTTAATATAGTTTTTTGGGTAATTCTTGGTCTCGTAGATGTTTTTTCCATCTACTTTTTGCTTTGCTCTTAGCAAGTTTGCGTTTGACTGTGGGTTTAACGAACTCTTGACGGTCGCGGACTTCTTGCAGTAGACCTTGCTCTGCAATTTTTTTTTTAAACTTACGTAATGCTTTTTCAACATTACCATCAGTTACTAGTACCTGTCTTCCTTTTTTTGCCATATGTTGTAGTGGGATTTAAAACTTGATCTACATCTATATTTAGCACAGTTATATTATTTTCTTTGTATTGCTTGGTATAGAACATATGACACATTAATACACGCTCAATCTCAGTATGTAATCCACGGGCACCAGTCTTTAATGACAGTGTATTCTCAGCAATTTGCTCAAGGGCTTCTTTCGTGAAGGATAAATTGATATTATCCAAACTTAGCAAATATTTGTATTGACTGATATAATTGTTCTTCACATCCGTCAAAATATTGACTAATTGTTCTTTGGTCAATTCTTGGATACTAACTGTAGTAGTGAATCGTCCAATAAACTCAGGAATCATACCGTACTTAGTTAAATCATCAGGGCTGACTTTTGTTAAATCACCCTCAATTTTACTGTCAGTGATGGTAGCATTAAATCCAATACTTGTGCCATTCATACGATTGGCAATGATATCCTTTAGTCCTACAAATGCGCCACCTGCAATGAATAGAATATCTTTGGTATTGATTTCACTCATATCACCGCCGGGATGCTTACGTCCACCCTCTTTAGGAATACGAACAGTACTACCTTCTACCATTTTAAGCAATGCTTGTTGCACACCTTCACCTGACACATCACGGGTAATACTAGCACTCTCACCTTTACGTGCAATCTTATCAATTTCATCAACAAAGATAATACCACGCTCTGCAAGTTTTACATCACCGCCTGCGGCATGAATCAGCATACTAATCATAGACTCAACATCATCACCTACATATCCGGCTTCTGTTAGACTTGTAGCATCTGCGACAATGAAGGGCACTTTAAGATATTTTGCGGCTGTCTTAGCAAGTAATGTTTTACCACTACCAGTAGGACCAACAATTAATACATTACCTTTTTGAATCTCAATATCTTTTGGTGGGTTGTTGATGCGTTTATAGTGATTGGCAATAGCTACACTTAGAATTATCTTAGCATCTTCTTGACCAACAACGTGCATATCAAGGTATTCTTTGATAGCCTCTGGATCACGATTTGGTTCAACAGGATTTTCAGGTTCTATATCATCATTGATTAGATTCTGACATAGCTCTACACATTCATTGCATATAGCAACCTTTTCGCTAACAACAAGTTTCTTTACGATATCTTTGCTGTTACCACAAAAGTGACAATAATTTATTTTAGATTCTTCTGACATATTATTACTTATCGCTTTATGACATTTTCATTAATTATTTACCTGCAAGCATGTTCTAGATACACCTAATGTAACACTGTCAGCACGTTCAAATTCTGACTTGAATTTGTAATTGATAGGTATCTGAATGTTATTGTCTAAAACTTCATTACCATATATAGTATATCTACCTCTGTCAGGTGCACCGGAAAATATAACAGAGGGAGTATAACATTCTGCAAAGATAACGTCTCCGTTACCGTCTTTGATAGTTGCTTGAATAAAAAATTTACTACGAAATGTATTTTTCAATTGCTCTGGTTGACCACTATCATTGAAATAATAAGTGTCTGTTCTACCTACTATCCAATCTTTGGGATTTTTGCTGACTACATTAATACGCTCAAATGAATTCCTATCACCATGATGAACCTTACTCAATGCTTCGTTTAATGCAACCAAATATTTATAACTCCAGCGCATTTCAAATGGCACAATCAAAATAGCTCTACGATTGTTATCTAGTATAAATTCATGTTTACCCTGTTTGATTTCAAATGCACGAATAGGATAATCATTTAAGATTGCACCTAGAAAAACATCACCTGATTGTTGTTCTTGCAAATAGGTATTATATTGAGTTGATAGTCTGTCACCTTCAATTTGTTTTTCAGTACGACCAGTGTTTAATACTCGTTCATGTATTTTGCTACTTTTAATAATCACATCAACAATAACAGTCACATCATTTGGATTTTCAATTTTATTGATGATTTGGTAATTATCAACATAACCTGCACTATAATTAATGATATCATTTTTTGTTAGGTTATCTTTACGTGATTCTTGTTCACTCAATACAGCAGTTCCAACAATCAATGTAATTGCATTTTTAAATGCATCATTCTTTGCATTTTCTAATGTAGTACCATTACCCACTGACCGAACATAGCCGGGGTCTTTTGGATTTATTTTGGTAGACTGAGAATATACTGACTCTGTGCAAAACAAAGCCAGCACTATCAACAGATATTTCATTGCATTTTCTTAAGAAATTGATTACGTGAATTATCGCTTTCAATATCCCAGCGAATAGTCACAGAGACTTCCTGATCGGCTACTACTCGTTCATCAATCTTAATAAAGCCTTTTAAAATTGCGCTTGAAGAAGTTTTGATAGTTTCGGTCAATTGAACCACTGTATCATTAACATTTTCTCGGCTAGAGGTAGCTTTTGCCTCTTTATCAGTCATTTCAACCGGCTTGTCATCAGCATT